ACAAGGTCACGGCGGAGCAGGTGGGCGCGGCGAAGTCATCCCACAAGCACAGCACCAACGACCTGACCGGCGGCGTGCTGGGCGTTGCCCGCGGCGGAACGGGGGTGACTGGGTATGACAAGCTGAAAGAAAAGCTTGGCGTGAATTGCAAGATCGAGCGGGTTCAGCCAACAAAAATCTACACAGATTACGATGGAGGGACAGAAGGAGAAAACCAGAACTTTGACCATATCGCATATGGGAACGACACATTTGTATGCATCGGCGATAAGGGAAGTTGGAATTCCAGAAAAGTAGCTTACTTATCTAACAACGGCGTCGTTTATGAAACCATTGACATCGACTGCGTTAGTGCTACCGACAGTCTTCGCGGAATTGTCTACGGTAATGGGCGTTTCGTCGCAATTTTCAAATCAATAAACAACCCGAAGGTTATCTACTCGGAGGACGGGAGAAACTGGAACGCAGTAAGCTTCGAAAGATCGCTTGAAGGCGCGAAGATATGCTTCGGAATGAATACCTTCGTCATCCTTTGCGGAGGCATAGAGGAGAATGTATGTTATACATCGAAAGATGCGGTGACATGGACTCCTCACACGATGCCAAGTATCGGCAGCCACGCAATGTATGGCGCTCTGTGCTGCGGGGATGGAAAATTCGTGGCGCTCACGATTCCGGTAATTTATTCAGGCGAAGTTATGTTTACGGTATCCAGTGACAAGGGCGAGTCATGGAGTGACCTCAAGCAGACCGGAGTACTCTACGGTGCAGAGGATATCATTTTCGCACACGGGAAATACATCATTTGGAATACAGGAGACGGCAACTCATTTAGAAATGTTTTGGCAATATCCAAGGATCTGGTCAGATGGGATGTGCTCAGAATAGAAGATATAGGATTCAGCAGTATTAAGAATTTAGGCATTACAAATACCGGCTTCTGCCTTTTCGCATACAATTCAGGAGATCCTGGTTATTACAGTTCGGACGATGGATACACATGGAGAAGGGGAACAAAAGCGGATTATAATGGTGCCGTCTATTTCCTGCACGCGAGGGGAATCACTTGGGCGATTGAAGACGTGAGCGTAAAAGCGTCGAGCGACGGAGATTCGTGGACGAATGTATTTTACAAGCTATACGACGGAAGCATTATCACCATCGGACCGATGAAAGGAGAATAACACATGGCAACGGTGAAATTGACGGACAAGCCCGTGGTGCAGGAATTGATGGACGGCGATCAGGTGGTGCTGATCCAAAACGGCGCTGTGCGCCTGATCGGGGCGGAGAAGGTCGGCGTAAACGGAAAGGACGGCGTGGACGGAAAGGACGGCGTGGACGGCAAAACGCCGATTCGCGGCGTGGACTACTGGACCGAGGACGATGTAAGCGCCATGCACTCGTACATCGACGAACGGCTGGGGGAGATCGAAAATGGCACTTACTGATAAGCTGACGGCGATCGCGGACGCCATCCGCGCAATGTTTGAGCGGTATGGGGTGAAGACAGGAGGTACCTAAAATGACGCAAATCGATATCGGGAAAGTGCGCCGGGATGATATTCCGGAGGAGTACCGCGACATCGTGGACGCCGTCGGCATGGAGGCGTTCATGCACCTGACGTTGTTGTGCGGCGGACAAACGATCTATGTTCCCAAGTGGGAATCGCTGGAACGCAATTCCCGTGATCGGGATATCCGCGCCATGTTCAATGGTTACAACTATCGCAGCCTTGCGACCCAGTTCCGTCTCAGCGAGCGCCAGATCCGTAAGATCATCAGCGGTACCCGCGCCTAACAATATGAGAGATACTATGGCATTTACGGTGATTGGGCTGAACTGGATCGATCTCATTTGCACGCTATGGGCGCTGCGGCGCGGCTGCGTGGAGCTGAATCCGCTGCTGCGGAGCATCGTCACGATCATTTGGTACAAGGGCGCGGTCGTGCCGCTATTGGCGTTGTGGCTCGACGCGCGGGGGACGAAGGAGGCGCGGCGGGGGCTGCGTATCTGCGCGGTCGTGTACGGCGCGGTGTGCCTGTGGCACGCGGTCGGGCTGTGGATGATAACAGGATAACGGAGGGGGAAGAACGGGAATGTACATCGACGCTGATAGCATCATCAAAGCCGCCAGCCTTGTGGGGACGGTCGGGGCAGACCTGGAACACGTCGCCGGGCTGATCGGTGCGAGGAGGTGACGCTGCCATGGATTATATGAAGCTGGTGGCGGACCTCTGCCGGATCATTGACCGCCAGAATGAAATCACCAAGGCCATGGCGGTGCAGCTGGGCCAGCGCGACGCCCTCCGGTATGAGGAGGAAATGGCGGTGGTTCGGCGGGACTACGATACCGCCATGGGGGAGGTGGATCCGTGCAAAAACTAATTGAAATGCTGTCCACCGTGAGCGTAGGCCAGGCGCTGGCTGGCGGCATCACCGTGGTGGCGCTGGTGTCCGTGTTTATCGAAATTACCCCGGTGAAGATCAACCCCGTTTCCAAGTTCCTGGCCTGGCTGGGGCGGAAGATCAACAGCGAAGTGATCGCCAAGGTGGACAGGCTGGAAACCGAGGTGCAGGCCATGAGGAAAGCGGACGGAGAGCAGGAGGCCATAAACTGCCGTTACCGGATCCTACGGTTCGGGGACGAAGTAAAACACGGCACCCGGCACAGTCAGGAACATTTTGAGCAGATCCTGGCCGATATTGACGACTACGAAATCTATTGCAAGGATCACAAGGATTTCAAGAACAACAAAACCAGAGTGACCACGGAGCGGATCCTGGACGTTTACCGTGAGTGCGTGGAAACAGACGATTTTCTGTAATGGAGGGAAGCCGTGAAAATATTCATTGTGGCCGCGGCGGCGTGGGCTGCCGGTGCCCTCCTGGGCTATTTCGTGGCCCGGCTGGCGTATAAGCACCTGCGGAAGCGTCTGCGGACACTGCGGCAGGAACGGAAGCCGCCTAAAAAGAAAATGGGCACCATGGACAGAATCCTGGTGCTGGAGGCGGTTTTCCTGGTGGCGTACACGGTGGCCGATCTGGTGGTTTTCTGGCACACCGGATCAGAGCCTGCCACACTGACCGGCTGCGTGTTCGGCGTGTGCGGCCTGGAAAACGGCGTCATGGGCTGGATTAAGACGAACAAGGACACGGCGGCGGAGGCCGCCAGAACGAGCGGGAGCGGGCCGCAGCCTGCCCCGGAGGAACCGCCCGCGGGCACCGGCGAACCACCGGACGCGGGCCTGTGAGGAGGTATAAACAATATGACCGGAAACGAACTGCGCCAAAAGGTTGCGGACATTATCAACGCATGGAACGGAGCAACCAGAGGAAGCGCCAAGCACCTGGAGATCCTGAACATCTACAACAACCACAAGCCGCTGGCAAGAGGTTACCGCGTACAGGTGGGTGACGCCCATTGTGCCACCACGACCTCCGCGGCGTACATCAAGGCAGGGATCGCGGAGTACACCGGGACGGAGTGCGGCGTGGGAAAGTACGTCGAGATCGCCAAGAAAAAAGGGATCTGGACGGAGAACGACGCATACACCCCCAAGGTGGGCGACGCCTGCGTGTACGACTGGCAGGACGGGGCCAACTACGCCACCACCGACAACACCGGCGCACCGGATCACATTGGCATTGTCACCAAGGTGGGCGGCGGCACCTTTGTGGTCACAGAGGGAAACATGAACGGCGGCAAGGTGGGCAAGCGCACCATGAAAGTGAACGGGCGGTATATCCGCGGTTTCATTACCCCGGACTTTGACATGATCGCCCGGAAACTGGGCGGTACGTCCGGCGGGACGGTGGACAAGCCAACGAAACCGACGACCCAGGCGGCGGGTACATACACCGCAAAGAGCGGCGACACCCTTTCCCGTATCGCCGCGAAGTACGGCACCACCGTGGCCAAACTGGTGGAGATCAACGGCATTAAAAACCCGAACCTGATCCGTGTGGGCCAGGTCCTCCGCCTGCCCGGCGGAGCCGTCAAGTACACCGTTGTGGCCGGGGACACACTTTCCCGTATCGCCGCGAAGTACG